TCTTTGCCATGCGGCTTATGTTTGATGAGCGCAAAACAACATTCAACGGGAGCATTGTGCAACATGGCCCGTTGTATCTTTGGACTGGCCTTGGTGATCTTACGCATGAAGGAATAACCTATATTGGCACAGGCAACATGCTGCAAATCTCTGAGGTTACTGAGACAGCCGATTTAAGGGCCGCTGGCGCTACTATTACGCTGTCGGGGGTTCCATCAGAAACAATCTCTCTGGCGCTTCAGGAGCCGTATCACGGGCGCGAGTGTCGCGTTAAGTTTGGCATTTTAGACGCAAACAGAAATAAAACACTGAACGAAGATGGCGATGCTATTCTTTACGAAGATACTTCAGATGTTGATAACTCTGCTGGCACTGTCAGCCTGCTGGTTGATTTATTCACTGGCTATATGGATCGGATGGATATTGCAGAAAGTCCTGATAGTTCGGTCATATCGCTGTCTGTTGAAAACAAGTTGATTGATTTGCAGACCCGAAAGGTCAAAAGGTACACATCTGAGTTTCATAAGATCCTTTATCCAAACGACAAGGCTTTTGATTACTTGAATTACTTGCAAACGCAAAAGCTGAAGTGGGGCGGTGAAAGATGAGCGCCTTTGATAGATATTTAGAGCAATCAAGGCAAAAGCCTTTTGCTTGGGGCGATCATGACTGTATCACATTCGCAAACAAAGCTTGCGCCGCGCAAAGAGGTTGCGGGTTTGCAGACGAGTTTCTCGGCAAATATACTACATCGAAGGGTGCGCTTTTAACCTATCAGCGTTGGATTAGATCAACGAAATATGATAGTTTGATAAATGCGGTAGATGATAGGCTTGAGAGATTGAAAACCAATATTCCACCCATTGGCTCTATTGCTGCTAAGCAAGATAATTTATCACATGCGGTTTTGCCCATTAAGTTTGGCGTTTGCGTTGGTCGGCTTATAGCCTTTGTCGGCGCAGACAGATTAGTTTTGCGCCAGCCCTCTAGCGATATGATTTTCTGGAAGGTTAGCAATGGGCAGTGAACAAGATAGAAACAGGTTTTTTGGCGCTGTCATAACTGGCGCGGCTCTTGTGGCGACAGGCGGCACCGCAGCATTTACTGGCGTGGCTGGGGGGTTAAGCACGTTTTCTGCTGCTGGCGCTTTAGCAGTTGCACAAGTTTCTGCAATTAGTCTTGCCGCTGGTTACGCCTACAGCGCACTGGCAGGAAACACGAGCTTACCCGACTTCCGAAATCAAGTCAGGTCATATGACATTAATCAACTTGGCTCTGCCCTACCAACTGCTCAGGTTTACGGTGAAACTAAAATTGGCGGGGCAATATTCTATCAAGAGACTACAATCGAAAATGATTATCTGCACAGAATGATTGCGTTTGCAGACCATGAGATAGAGAGCTTTGAGGAAGTATATCTTGACGAATATAGGCTTACATTGGCGGGCAATGGTCGTGTGAGTGGTGCAACTGATATTGCTGGTAATGAAATTGATATTTTCACTTCAGATGAATACGCAGTAGCTTATATTGCCCAAATCCAAGAAAAGCTAGGCACAGCAGATCAGTCTTACAGTCCGATTGATGGTAGCGAGGTTTGGGACGCAAGCCACACTGCATCAGGCGTTGCATATCTTCACTGCACCTTTTTATACAGTGCAGACGCATATCCAAACGGCGCACCAACGATTACAGCAGTTGTAAAAGGTAAAAAGCTATACGATCCTAGAACGCAGACAACGGCTTATAGCAATAACTCTGCGCTTGTGCTGCGTGATTATTTAATAAGCAGTGGCATAGCTGATGCTAGTGAAATCAACGAAACATTATTTTCTGCGGCTGCAAATATCTGCGATGAAGATGTCACCTTAGCAGATGGCACTACTGAAAAAAGATACACTTGTAATGGTAGCTTTACGACTGATGTAGACCCTGCAAAAATCATTGGCACAATCGTTGATACGATGGGTGGCATGGTTTGGTATAGCCAAGGCCAATGGGGCTGCAAGGCGGCAAAATACACGGCTCCAGTCTTAGCGCTTAATGAGGATGATTTTCGCTCTGGGCTATCTATTTCGACGCGAAACAGCCGCAAAGATGGTTTTAATAAGGTTATTGGATTATTTCGCAGCCCAGACACAAACTGGCAGCAGACAAACTTTCCTAGCATTACCAGCCCAACGTTTTTAAACGTAGATGGCGGGCAGGAAAACACGCTAGAAATGGATTTGCCGTTTGTCACATCCAGCGCAACGGCGCAGCGCATAGCTAAAATTGCTCTATATAGAAACAGAGAGCAGCTAAAAATAAGCGGATCATTCGGCATGAGGGCGCTTAATTTAACTGTGGGCGATCTGGTCACAATTACTTACGACAGGCTGGGCTTTGATGCTAAGGTTTTTGAGGTAACTGAGTGGACGTTTGGGCTTGCCTCCGACATGACGCTTCAAGTCAGCATGTCTTTGCAGGAAATAAGCTCTGGTATATTCAATTGGGATGCCGATGAGACTGCTTTTGAAAGCAATAATACAACATTAACGCCAGCCTTTTCTGTTCCCGCTGTTGGCCTGTCTCACACTGTTTCTGAAGTTGTCTATAACGAGAAAATCACCAGCACTTTATTTGTGACAGTTTCATCCACCCATCCAGAGCAAATTGATAGCGTTGAGGTTGAGCTTATTAGAACAACCAAAGGCGATGCTGATGTAAACTTTATGGGAATTGTTATAAGCTTTTTGCGTATTATCGTAGGCACCGCCACTACAAGTGAACTGTTTTTATTCCAAACAGATCCAAGTAATCAATATTTTGGAAACATTTCAGACTTGGGAACGCAAAACATATCCATTGATGATGTGATTTGCTTATTGCGCCGACAAGTCGGTCTGGAAAACACGACTGCTCAAGATAATTATATCGATAATACGTTTGTTCCCACGATGGTCAATGATCCAGTAAAATACGGATCTTATGTAACGGTACAGCCTTACCAAGAAGAATTTGTCGTGGTCAACAAAGGTGATCTTGGATTGTTTGAATTTAAGGACATTGAGGAAGGCGACTACACTGTCAGAGCTAGGGGTATCAATGCACATGGAACAAAGGGGCCGTGGGTAGAGAGATGACTATAAAAATCGCACCAGCACGAAAACTGCCATTGGATGTTGAGGATTTCAGCGCTGAAGTTAATGGCAACACAACACAACTGGAATGGAAGCCAGTTGCAAGCCCAAATCTGAGCTATTACCAGATTAGGCATTCTGTAGCGACTTCCAACGCGATTTGGAGTGATGCTACTACAGTAGTCGCTAAGGTTAGTAGACCAGCTAATTCTATCTCTGTGCCAGCTAGATCCGGCTCATATATGATTAAAGCATATACAAAAGCGGGTAAGCCTAGCGCTGATTATTCTATTGCTGTGGTTCCAGCCGCTAATGTTAATTCGTACAGCCAAAGCCTGACGCAAGCGGAAGCACCTAGTTTTACGGGTAGTAAAATCGGGCTGACTGTAGCGAGCAATAAGATTTATGCAACGGGTGGCGGCACTGCTCAAAACTTAAATCGATATGATTTCAGCAATTATATTGAAACGCATGACAGCACAGTGCGGTTGGCAAACATTCGCATTGATGCAACGACTGTGCGGAAAGATCTTACAAACGGTCTTTTTGATGCTTTGCCAAATTTGTTTGACGATCTGCCGACAGGGATTGTTTATAGCTCTGACTACAACTCTCAAACATATACAAATACTGGCTTTGATTTTGTCCACAACAAGACAAATCACAACGACACTAATTTGGTCTTTCAAATATCAACAACGGATGATGATCCAGCGGGATCACCTACATGGTCGAGTTACAATTTTTTTCGTGCTGGGCAATTCTCTGGGCGAGCCTTTAGATTTCGTGTATATTTCAATTCAACATCGCAAGGCTTCAGCGCAGAGGTCAGCGCATTAACAGCATATGTGGAGTATAATACCTGATGTCACAGCATGATATGGATATAGCCAACCAAGCGGCGGCTGATTTAAGGGCAGATTTAAACAACGCGCTGCAAGCATTAGCCAGCACAAGCTCAGGAACATCTGCGCCGACTACGCCTTATGCTAATCAGCTTTGGTACGATACAAGCAAGAATGTGCTTTACCTCAGAAATGAGGCTAACTCATCTGACATTCCTTTAGGCTATATAGATCAAGCCAGTAGTGATTTCGAGATTTATAACACGACAAGCATTATTTCTGGCAATGCTTCAACAGGTATAACGCTTCATGGAAATTTAAGTGTTGCTTCTTCGGCTTCATTGACTAGTGGAACCAGCCCTTTGGGGCAGTTAATTTCACCCGCTAATTTTAAAACTGCTGTTGATACACTTGTTGCAACGACTGGAATAGGAAACAGTCAAACGTGGCAAGATGTAAGCAGCAGCCGCGCTGTCAGCACAGTTTATCAAAACACAACTGGAAAGCCTATTCAGGTAAACGTCGATACAAACGCAGATGTTGTTCTGCAAGTGTCTAGCGATAATTCTACATATATTAGCGTTGGCACAACCTTGAACGGTGTATCTGCGATCATCCCGAATAATCATTATTACAAAGTCAATGGTTCTGGGACTGTAGGCTACTGGGCAGAATTGAGGTAGAAAATGGCTGATAAAAAGATAAGTGAATTAACGGCACTTACAGGTGCTAATGTAGCGACAGACGATCAGCTGGTAATTGTTGATACCTCTGCTGCTCTGACTAAAAGCATTACGATAGATGAGTTCAAGAACGCCTTAGATACGGCCACTGGCTTTGTCAGGATAACTGGCGATACCATGACGGGTGATCTAAGCATGTCTGGCGCAAATATTACGCTTGGTGATAGCTCTGGCGTTTCAGATGATAGGATTGTGCTGGGAGATGATAGTGATTTGCTCATATATCATAACAATCCCAATTCATTTATCAGAGATCAGGGAAACGGTAATTTTTTCATAACTACTGATGGAAATTACATTTTTCTGGCAAAAGATGATTTAACTAATATGGCTACGTTTCAAGTTGATGGGCCTGTGGATCTGTATCATGCAGGATCAGCCAAACTCGCCACCACCAGCACAGGCATTGCTGTAACAGGTGACGCTACCTTTGCTGATAATGGTAAAGCCATCTTCGGCGCTGGGTCTGACCTACAGATTTACCATGATGGGTCTGAAAGCATTATTAAAGACGCTGGCACAGGAAATCTAAAAATACTTGCGACTGATTTACGGATTAACAATGCAGATAGCAGTAAGTCGTATATTACTGGTGTTGATGGTAGTTATGTAAATTTATATTACAACGGGTCACAAAAACTTGTCACCACCAGCACAGGCGTAGACATCACGGGGACTTTGACCAGCGATGGGCTGACTGTGGATGGGTTATCTATTGGCGGTACAGGGGGTTTAGAAATAGAAGACCCTTCTGCATCTGGATATGGCGCACATTTTAGTTTTTATGACGCATCTAGTGAAGTTGTTATTGGTGGAAAAACCGCTGGCACTACTAACAAGTCATTATCTATTGGTCGTGATACAGGCGACATCAGCTTTTACGAGGATACTGGCACCACGCCAAAGTTCTTCTGGGATGCGGATGCTGAGAGTTTGGGCATTGGGACAAGTTCGCCTAACAGGCTGCTTCATATTCACGCTGCTTCTGGCACAAACGGAAGAATACATTTTTCTAACGCAACTACTGGAACTACTACTGCTGATGGATTTTTTATTGGGCAAGATGGCGGCGATGGGAATGTTTCTCTGTGGAACTTTGAAAACAACTACTTAAGATTTGCCACCAACAACTCAGAACGCATGCGCATCTCATCTGACGGCTCATGCCGCTGGACGCCTGACGGTACAAACCCTGATATGACACTGGATGCAAGCGGTAACTTGCTGGTGGGTCAAACCTCTATAAATTACAACGCTATTGGGGGAAGCATTTCAGCAGGTGGGACTTTAAGAGCGTGTGCTGATAGCTTTCATGCAGCAAGCTTTAACCGTAAAACTTTAGACGGTGACATTGCAATATTCTACAAAGACGGCTCCCCTGTGGGGAGTATTGGGGTTGATAACAACGACAACTTAACCATTAGCGGTAATAGTGGTCACTCAGGGCTTATGGTTAATACTTCTAGTATAATTCCTTACGCAAATGGGGCAATTTCAGATAACACAGAAGACCTTGGAACCGCAGCATTTCGTTGGAAAGACCTCTACCTCTCTGGCGCATCAAAGCACGGCACAGGCGGTAGGACTAAAGTAGAAGCAGCCAAAATATATGATGATGCAACAAACGGAAATAGCGTTGGCATCTTTTTTGGTGGTGGGCAATATATTGGGCCTGCAACTGGAAACACAGGTGCAGCAGCAGATAATGCAGTAGATATTGGCAACTCATCATACCGCTTCAAAGACCTCTACCTCTCTGGCGGTGTCTACCTTGGCGGCACTGGGTCGGCTAATAAGCTGGATGACTATGAGGAGGGGAGCTTCCTTCCATTTACTGGAATTGGCTCTGGTTACACTGGCGAAGAAGTTGAAAACGCACAGTACACAAAAATCGGAAGAATGGTGTACATTAATTTACGCATGAGATGGACAGGAACAGACGGGAGTGGAAACCCTGCTGTCTTTATAATGCCCTTTACTCATGCAACTGCTACTAATACAGGTACTACTGGCGCAATCATGTATAGTGGAACGCAGCTAAAATCAGGCGCAGCGTTAATTGCTCATATGGCAAGCAATTCTAATGAGCTTTATATTTATCGTGGAGACGGTGGGACTTTTAACACAGTAAAAAGGTCTGAGATTAATGGCTCATACGATTTTGCGATAAGTTTTTGTTACTATGTTGCATAACCCACTGCATAGCTTTGGGTCGGACAGTCCAAGCCATAAAGGAGATAAACGATGGCACTAACAGAAGAAACAGTACAAGACAAAATAGAGATCGTAGGCGACTTCAAGCACGTTCAGGTGCGTACAGCCACGGTCATCAAGCGTGACGGTGTAGAGATCAGCCGATCCTTCTCACGCCATGTCGTTGCGCCAGATGCAGACATCACAGGTGAAAGCACAGAGGTGCAAGCCATCTGTAACGCAGTACACACACAAGCGGTCAAGGATGCTTATGCCGCACATCTAGCAGCACAGGAGACACCATAATGGCTATTACTTACACTTGGACTATTCCAACCCTTGAGCGTCACACATCAGATGGTGGCGTATATATTGCACACTGGCGCTGCACAGGCGTTGATGATGATGGCAACTCAGCAAGCTCATATGGCACTTGTGGCTTAACCTACGATGCCTCTGCGCCTGACTTTACGCCGTATGCAGATATTACTGAGGCTCAAGCTCAAGGCTGGGTCTGGGGTCATGTATCACAAGCTGATACTGAAGCTGCTATTGCTTCTAAGATTGATGCGATAGCTAATCCAACTACTGAGGCGGGAGTTCCTTGGTAATAACCTAGAAAGGAGATCAACGTGACTGAAGAAAAAAAGGTCATTATTGATGATGTGGAATATCTGGAAAGTGAATTAAATGATGATGCTAAAATATGCATCAATCATTTAAATAGAATGGATAGTAAGCTAAACGCCGCTAAATTAAATTTAATAGAATTGCAGAGAGGGCGTGACGCTTTCTTTGCGGATCTAAAGGCACAATTGGAAGGTTAAGGAAATGCGCCTCATGGAAAACTATGCAAATATTTTATGGGGCGTTACCCTTTCTATTCTGGCTGCTTCTTGGTGGGTTATTCGTAATGTCCTTACCAATAATAAAAAGATTGAGCTATTAGAGCAAAAGACTGAAATGATGCACGAGTTGCTAAAAGAAGTGCGCAATGACCAAAAGCAAATGCAGCGCGATTTGCAGAATTTAGCTTCCCGATAAAATGTGATATGGTTGGGCCATGATCTGCGCCCTAACATCGATTGCCTTTGGTATGTATCCTTTCGGGGTGATGTATAAGGCTTGTATTTATAGATGCCCTCGCCCGTCATTTTATTATCATTATCCTAAGATATATCGCATTCATCCTGATGTAAAATGCTTAGGATATATCATCGTGGGGCGTGATACATGATAGATCCAATCACAGCCATTGCTGGGGCAACACAAGCCTATAATATGGTGAAAAAGCTGGTTTACGCTGGGCGTGAGCTAGAGGATGTGGCTGGTCAGCTTGGCAAGTGGTACGGCGCTGCGGCTGATCTTGGCCGCGCAGAGCAGCAGCGTAAAAACCCGCCAATCTTCACTAAGCTGTTTTCATCTGGATCTGTAGAGCAAGAAGCGCTTCAGATCATAATCCACCAGAAGAAGCTGGCTGAACAGGAAAAAGACTTGCAGCAACTGCTGAACAATCGCTTTGGTTATGGCACATGGCGCGAGATGGTAGAGCTACGGCGCAAGATTAAGAAAGAGCGTGAAGAGACATTATATCGCCAGCAAGAGCGCAAAGCGGCATTCTTTGAAACGCTCTTGCTGATATTACTGCTTGTAATGCTGGCAGCAATTATAGTTGGCGGCACATGGTTGACTGGGCTTGGCGCGGGGTGGTGGTAGATGGCAGACGGTATATCAGGAATAGGCAGCGCACCATTTAACGTGCAGTCGGACATACACCAGCAAACGCAGACGCGTGAGCGCATAGAAGCGCATCTGGTGGAGCAGAGGGTGGCTAAGGAGCATAGAGCTAACCACACGCATCTGGAGGCGCTCAGAGAGCAGAAGTTGGATTTAGGAAAGGCTTATGATAGGTTTGGTACTAAGACCACTGCTGACAGGCCGCAAGGCACAAACATCAACATAGAGGTTTAACATGTCAAATACCTTTGAGAAGATACTTAAGTATAAGCTTATGCCGCGTCTGATGATGCTGGTAATGACGGTGATGTATATACGCTGCATAGAATGGGCGCTTCAGCAGCCTGATCTTAGTACGCAGCAAAGTGCGCTAATTAGTGTTGTTAGCGGCGCTATGACTGGCGCGTTTGCGGTCTGGCTGGGATCGGAGAAATGATTGATAAGCTGATAGCGCCGGTCACTGGCCTCTTAGATAAATTTATTCCTGATGCTGACGAGAAAGCAAAGCTCGCGCACGAGATTGCCACGATGTCACAGCGTCACGCGCAAGACTTGGCCCTCGCTCAGATACAGGTCAACGCAGCAGAAGCTGCAAGCGGAAGTGTTTTTAAGGGTGGCTGGCGTCCTTTCATTGGTTGGATCTGTGGGCTTGCTTTTGGTTGGCATTTTATTGGTCAGCCTGTTGCCCTTTTTGTCGTTGCGCTAACAGGTACACAAATCCCGCCATTGCCAGAATTTGACATGGGAACGCTTTTGACTGTTCTGGGCGGCATGTTAGGAATTGGCGGTCTGAGGACATATGAAAAGCAGAAAGGCTTAACCAAATGAGAGAGATTAACGAGATTATAATTCACTGCACGGCAACAAACCCAAGCTGGTATGCTGATCGATCTGTTGATGATGTGGTGAAAGAAATAAAGCGCTGGCATGTAGAAGAACGCAACTGGTCTGATATTGGCTATCACGCAATCATTCATCGTGACGGATCTATTGGCTATGGTAGGCCCGTAGAGCGCTCAGGAGCGCACTGTAGGGGCCGAAACAAGTCATCCATAGGGGTAAGCCTAGTAGGTGGCCGTGGCGGCTGTGCTGACGATGCTTTTCTGGATAACTTTACGCCAGAGCAAGAAGAAGCTTTGCGTGAATTAATCGCAGATTACAGTGCTAAGTTTCCCAGCATCAAAGAAATATCTGGGCATAATTCCTATGCAAGAAAAGCTTGCCCTTGCTTCGCTGTGAAGGATTGGGCATAAACATAAGTCGGGGCTGGCTCATAGGAAACTGTGACAGGGTTGTGATGGACTTGCTGGCCCCACGAAAAACCCCGCCACCACGGAGGAGAGATGCAGTGACGGGGGAGAAGGTATCACCCTTCATCTATGCTGCGTGGGAGGACGCGGCATTCTGTTCCATTTTCAGAACTCTAGCACATTCAAAGGCTAAATTCCTTCTGCAATTTAATTCTTTGATAACTTCTTCAACTGAGTAACCTTTTTTCAACATTGCTAGGATTTTGCTTCTGGTTGATGGGCGTCCACCACGAGTTCGGTTGTTCTGGTATTTTTCCACCTCGTGCCACTTAGGGTTTTCGCTCCAAGCGCCCCTTTTTTTGTTGGCCTTCATATCTTCCTCTGCCATAGCAACCATTAGTTTTCCTAGTTCAGCTTCATCCATGAATATTCTTTCCTTCTTTTTGTAATGATAATATGAACGCCTTTAACTCACGACGAGCGCGGTCAAGGTCTTGTTTTACATTGGGGTGCGGATCAAGTCGGAAGCTTTCATCTTGTAGACGATCTACTTGACGATTTAGAAACCGCAAAAGTCCTTGATCGGCTGATGTAAGGTTGTGCATCAACATATCCTTCCTTTTTGCTGCGTTTAAAATTGATCTTCCAATAGTGGCAAAACCTCACAAGGCTTCTCGCATCCCATTCCAAAATTCTTGCAGCCTGTGCATAAGTGTAATGATCAGATAGTGATTTGACCAAAGCAATCTTTTCTTGTTGGTGACGGTTGCGGATTTCTGCCCAAGTTTCCAATTTACTGCTCCTTTTTTGGCCCGTTTTTAATTTGATTTTGAAGATCCTCTAAAAAGATTTCCCCGCTCTTTTTTCTTTCTATCCTTT